TACTTCATTTTCTGAACATGCACCTCACTTACTTTATCTACAAAGTTCCGGTAAAATGTGATTCCGATGTCTGGTTTATTAAACCAATTACTTGAACCTGATATATCGTACAAGTTAGGAACATTGAAATTACCATATTTATCCTTATCCATTTTTTTAGGGTGCGCCACTACAATGCTGAATACTAAATTCCTTTGGTTGAACTTTATAAGGCTATCCAATTGCTTTGAAACATAGTTATGTTCTGTCTCACCAGAAGGTATGTTATGCTCCAACTTATTCCAAGGATCGATCAATAATCCTTTGATGCCTTTCTGTTTAACTAGGTTCTTTGCCTTCTCAAGGATATTTTCTAAGGTAAAATCATCATTTTCCGGTTTTATAAAGAAGAAGTGCTCATTAATAAAGCTCTTGACTGTACTTTTTTCAATATCAGCAAAACCAACACCCTCTCTAACCCTTTTCCCAATTAGCACTTCACATATTTTCACCATGTAAATTGACAAAGGATTATGTTCAGGCGTAAAGAAACCCCATTTCCAACCATACCTTACAGCTAAAGATGCCATAATCATCAAAGCGAAAGGAGATTTACCATGATTGGGTATTCCTGTAAGAACCATTAGCTGTGCAGGAGTAAAGGAAACCAATTCATCAAATTCCTTCATCTTACCTGTAGTATCACCTCTTCTAAGTCCCGTTTTGAATAGTAGCTCCACATCTTCCCAAATTTCATCTGCTGTAATGATGCCGGAAATAGGAAAATCTTTTAGGTTTTTCTTTTCAATGACCTTTTTAAGTTTTTCCTCGCCATATTTAACCAAGTACTCGTTCGCATCCTTGCAACCATCGAAGTTAACTTTAAAGCATCTCTCAAATCCCAAGCGTCTAGCGATTTCATCTCTCAAAGAGATTCCAACTTCATCATCGTCCATCGCTAAAATTATCATTTTCTTGTTATCAAAGTAGTCTATGCAATTATCCAGATACTCAAGGGTAGCATTGTTTGATTTTGAGGCACCATTGGGGACGCTCACGACCTCTTTTACTCCCGACTGAACAAATGATAGTCTATCTATCTCTCCCTCGACTACAACGCACCAATCAGCTTCTTCAATGTCATCAATTCCGTAGAAAATTAATTCAGCATCCTTGACCATCTTAAAACTTTTCTCCGCACCCCTGAATTTTATGTTCACGAGCTTGTCTTTTCTGAAATAGTTAAAGTTGATGGTCAACACTTCTTTTTGGAACTGTGGCATCCATTCCTTTGATTCAGTAACCTTAGCGTAATTCAATGTCGATTGAGTAATGCCTCGTTTGAAGAAGTAATCTACAGTCTTTTGGCATAATGATGTTGTGTTACGTAATGCAGGAACGGCGTATTCTTTTGGTTTAGGTTCGTAAGCATTCATAACGCCACCTTGAAATCCGCAATTGTTATGACAGTTATAAACTCCGGTAACAACATTCACGCTCAAGCATGGATCTAATTTGTTTTTTCTAGTCGATGAACACTTTGGACAAACAGTCTTTCCAGAAGTCTTAATCCTACGAACATCTATTCCTAGGTTTTCTAGTAGTTGGCTATTCGTCATTAGTAAACCATTTTATTTTCTTTATACTTTGAACTGTATTTGTAAGCTAGTCCAATAAAAATATTTTGAACTCCAAGACGTGTTTCATATTCAATTTCATGTTTCATAAAACAATCCATTAAAGCTTGTAGCTCCCTTATTTCTAATTGAGGCAATAATCTGTTAATTGTTTGGCTCCACAATTCTAAAACTGAATCATCTACTCTAAATGGCGTAAGTATGTTCACGAAAAAAAGTGATTTAGCAATTTCTATTTCTTTAGATTGAAGGGGCGTACTTAGATGTGAGCTTGTTTTTTGTAATTTGTCCATTTCTGTTTGCATTTCTAATTGAATTAATAATATTTATGAGATTACTCTCTATTTGATTTAATGTTATTTGTTTTTGATGAAATGAATCCCATAGATTGTAATGATGAAAGATAAACTCTACAGCTTTCTGAACGGCCATTGGATCGTCCTTATCCTTAACTTGAGATTCAAAGTATTTTATTATTTTTTTTAATGCCGCTCCACCTTTAGCATCAATTTTTGCAGCAACATTAGTCCGACATATTATAAAATCATTATACAATGCCATACATTCTGAATAAACCGAACTTGCTTCGGTAATATCCTTTTTCTTTTCTTTCTTATCATTCTTTTTATTATTATCATTATTGTTTGTGTCCGAAGCTAGTCCGTTGGTTGTCCGTTGGTTGTCCGTTGGTTGTTCACTCTTTTCTTCTATCGACTGGTATTCTTCATATTTACAGATAGTTATGACTGAATATTGGTTGTCCGAGCTTATATTTATGGCATTTTCTTCTTGTAGCTTTTCCATGTGCCTTAAAACTGTACTTGCAGGTATATTGAGTTCATCCGCAGCCTTATTTCTTCCGAATATAAACTGACCTCTATTCACTGTTACTGTAGTGAATCCTTTACCTGTTTTAAGCGACACTGCTTTCTTTTTATGATTAGCCCTAACTAAACACCATATCCATATTTTCAACCTTATAGGGTCTGCGAATTGAGTACTATCTAATATTTGTCTGTGTAATTTTAAGTACCCCTCCATATCCTATTTTTCTTTCCATTCAAATTCAAAACGTGCGCTCCTTGCGTATGTTATAATATCTGCCGTTTCATCAAAGTACTTAGGATCAAAAGTAGAGTTATAGAAGAAAGGATAAAACCTATGGTCTAATGGCATAGGAACAACGTCTTGACAGTATTCGCCACTAACTATACCTCTTTGCGTTTTCCAACACATATCGCCCTCTAATAGTAACACATTCAATTCATCTTGTTTACCTTCTGATAATATTTCTGAAAGTTCGCAACATAATCTAAATTCTTTTTTGTTTAAAAATTGAGGCTTCACTTCCGCATATATTTTTAAATCTGGAAAATAGAAATCAGGAAGATAGTTGCCGCTAGGTAATTGAAATCCCTCAACCTCATATCTCCAATTCCATCCCATTTTTTCAAAAAAGACAGCCCATCTAGCTTCAAGTCTGCTCCTAAAAAAGCAACCCTTGTATTCTGTATCTATTGGTATTAATTCATTCATTTTAATATTTTCTTTACGTTTTTCGAATGTTTGGAGCCGACAAAAATTACTTCGCCAGAATAATAAGTCCTCCTTTGATTTTTACCGTATCAATTTCCTTGTTTTTTATCTTCTTATCAATAGTCGGGCGACTAATGTTGTAAGCTTTTGCGTATTCACCCTTGGTGTACGTTTGCTCTGGATTTATGATTATTTCTTGTTTCATGTAGACAAATGTAGATGATTAATCTGGTATTTACAAATGGTAAATAAAAATAGTTTAAAAAACCCACATATCACTACGTGGGTTAACCTCTATCTCACGACAAGGCTTGACTATTTAACAGGTCTTAATTAGCGAATACAGGCGCTAGAAGCATTATTATCTTTACTACGCCATTATATTCAGGATTATTATCGAATATTAAGCAGTTGTCTTTTAAATCGTATTTATTCAAAATTTCGTTACCCACCTTCTTGTAATTGGTGTTCTTAGCCATGAAGTTTACGGAAACCCTTTCAGATTTAAGTCCTTTTAATATCGCTACTTGTTTTGCATTAAAGAATATCATAAAATAAAGGTAATAAAAAAAGCCCCAATATTTAGGGGCTAATTCGATAACAGAATACGTTTGTTTTAAATGTTTATAAATCTATTAATTTTAATTTGTTGCTGACTAAGCTATTTTAAGCTGACGTCCTTTTAGTTCTTTTCCTTTAGATAACCAAGCATCAATAGCCTCAATCATATCGTGCACTTGAGTATCTAACAAGGTTATGAGGGGATAGTACATGTCATCTGTCTTATTCAGATTGATAACTCCGCTTTTAAATGAGTTTTTAAATGGTTTTGAACGCTTTACAGCCATTTTGTGTCCGGTGATGTTGATTCCTGCCAGTTGACCATCTTTATTCTCTATAAACTGTATTTTATCGATATCCACATTATCGAACCTTACGTCCTGTTGAAGACCTTCTTTCTGCCATTCAAATTCACGAAACCATTTCTCATAGTCCATGTCTTTATCGAGGTTGATAGAGTTGTCAATGAACTCTGAACTAAATAAAAGATGTGGAATCATTTTTTCAATGCAGTCGGACAATTCTTTGTTTAGAGGCTGATTGCTACTCTTAGTCCATTTAACATCATAGACCTCTTGTGTGTTGGATACTTCGGCATCAGGGAACACTACAGTGCAGAACACCTGATTCTTTTTACGTTGGATTGTTAGTTCTTTGTACTTTACCATTTTTGTTTTTCTAATTGTTTTCAAATATATTAATTATTGTTTACTCACTTACTTTCTTGTAATTTTCATTGAAGTATCCGGGTTTTATAGGCCAAAAATGCCACCCTTCTTCTTCACTATAACCCTTCATTACAAAGTCTCCTGTGGATACGTATTGAGTGCCTTCACCGCTTTCAGGTGTTTTAAGTAGTATACCTCCATCTAAACCTTTCTTTCCTCCACACCATTCCATGACTTCTTCTCTATTTATTTCAGTTAGTTCCTTCGCTTCTCTAGCTTCAACCGATTTTTTGATGTATAATGCCATAAATTATTGTTTTATTAGCTTTCCGTCTCTAACTATATTCATTTTAGCCCACGAGTTTACGTCTTCATCAGAAGCATTTAAAAACTCATAAGGTAGACGTTTAAGGTAAATAGTCCAAGGGGTTCCTGTACTATCGGCATAAATCTCTGAAATATTTTCATTTCCAATAATATCTCTAAGCCACCCTCTTATCATTTCAATGTCTTGTTCTTCTTGTTTAGTGCCTTTGTCGTAGAGCGATGGATTGGCTACCACGATACGGATAAAAGGTGATGATTGGTCTGTTTTTCCAAGTGTTACTACCGCTCTGCTTGGCAAGGCTTCCCTTACTCTGTTTAAATCAATTGTTTTCATAAT